CTGTGGACTAATAGAACGCGTGGTGTTTATCTCAAGAATCATATTAGCCATCTCAAAGATAGACCAATGACCGTGTTTAATACAATAACCAAGAAGCTTATCCACTGTCTGGTGGTTCTCTTGGTTCTGAGGATTAGAAACCCTAGCACAGTAAGCAATGATTTCTTCTGCGTCTTGGTTAATAGAAACAAGACGAACAAGCTGAGACATGAAGTGATGAATGGTGGAAGGTGGTAATTAAATAGACATTAATAGACATAATAGAAACAACAGTAATAGTTATTCTATAGTCTGCTTTTGTTTATGTCTATTGGGTCTGTGACAAACGGAATCCACCCTTCGGGTGTCTTCCTGATTTTGTCTTGGATTTCTATTGTGTCGTCAAAAGCTAACGCTCCGGGGCTTCGCCCCTACGCTAACTATATTCTGTGTCGTCCCAAACTCCCCCCTTTATCCCCCCTCTTCCCCTACCGCTCAAGGATCGGCTCGCGCAGAGTCGTTTACAAAATTTGGTCTTTAATTGTGCTTGTTGTTTGGGGAGATACTGGGGAAAGCGGGTCGTTTTGTGGGCGGGGGTCGGGAGGTGACGATTTTGGGTTCTGTCACCCCCCTAATTACCGCTGTTCCACACCGAGAGACACCACTCTCCCGGTCCTACGGAGCACCTTTTTCTAAATCCAGTTGTGGACTGCGTTTTCACCCAAACCCACTCCTTCAAAGTTTTGGCCGGTGACAAGGCGATCTGTGGCCTCCTGAGGGTGGTTAATAAAGGCGGTCATCATCTGGTTCCATTCCTCTCTTCGCGCTTGAACCAGTGCGTCTTTTGCGGAAATGGCAAGGATGTCTTGGAAGTACTTAATACCAAGAGCAAGGGCGTCTACGCGGTCATCGTGCTTTACTGCGCCCTTTTCCCGACACATACGGGTAAGCTGGTACATCAGCATTCTTGGAAGCCGTTCTTCTGGGGCAAGGTCAGGGTTACTGCGGTAATCCCACTCAATAAGCCGTTGGTCAAGAACAAGGCGATGCTGGTTAAGGACGGGTTCCAGTGTGTCGATGATTCTGTCTTCCTTTCGGGTGGTTGCTCGGACTTCTTCAAAGTCAATACCAACCTTCATCTCAATGGCGTGTCGCTTCATCAGCTCCATGACAGCACCATCACCAAAGTTAGATTCAATAACGCAAAGACTTGCTTTGTATTTCTTTGCTCGTCTTAGGATCTCACAAAGGGTTGAATCAGAATATCCGTCTTGATTAGCAAAAATGTCTCTTACAAAGAGGTATCCGTTGATTTGCGAGATGACAACCGCAACCGTCTCATCCTTACCTCTGCCGCTGGGGTCCACACTAACAATAGTCTGCCCGTATGGGACAAATTCCGAAACAGTCTTAGGCCGGTGCCATCTATCCCCAGGGAGAGCGACAGCAGGAAGGTCAAGCTGAGTTTCTTTATCGGAGCCCCACACCAAGTCACTAGGACCCTTTTCCAGGTCAAGTGGTAATACTGAAAAGTCGCTGAGCTTAAGAGGAAATTTAAGGGCGTCCGACAGGCTCGTATCCAGCATGAACTGGAGCATGAAGTTACTCCGGGACATACTGGTTTCCCTTTCCAGTAGGTTAATCTCGGAGAAGCGTGTGTCGGTTGGTCTCCAAGAAAGTGCTTCGTGTCCGTCTCTTTCAATATCTTTTGCCAGCTGTGGTGCTAGTACCTCGTCATACCCGGTAAGGTCTTTTGGGTATCGTGCGGGCCAGACAAAAGGTCGATAGTTCCGTTCTCGTAGTGTGCGGTAAATAGTAAAGGTTGTTTGTGGTGTGCCGAGAAACACGATACGAGAATCTTTCTTTGGTGTAAGAACGGACTCGCCTTCAGTGACCAGTTGAAGCAACTTTTCACGCATGAGGTCGGTAGCAGAGTTAGCGGGAACCTCAACGTCGTCGAATACGATAAGGTCGGCTCGACTACCAGTGATTTGCCCGGTGATGCCAACACTTTTAACTGACGGAGCTTGTGCGGGTTTACAACCGGCAACATCAAACGAAACACGGGACCACCGTTGATCATCGTCCATAGGGCGTAGATGAGCCAACCAGTCGAACTCCAAAATGCATTTCTGGCAGAAGATAGTAAAGTCATCAGCTCTTTGTTTAGACGCAGAAATAACAAGGATCTTCTTATCACGGTCGATCCATAGCGTCCACAAAACAAAGGCAGCAGCGATCCAGGATTTACCGAGTCCTCGGAAGGCTTGGATCTGTAGTCGTTTTGGTCCACCTTGAAGATACTGAGCAATGGCTATTTGTGCTCTTGTTGGAGGAGGCAGGTCTAGCGACTTCCATACAAGAGAAAGAAAAAGAGGAAAGGAATCCGTAAGTCTTTGTTCTACGGTCCTAGAAGGGGCTTCTAATGCGGTCATAAGGGAAACATACGGAAAAAGGGGTGGAGGCCCATTAGAGAGCCTCCTAGATGCCACTCAGCGCGTCTTACGTTTCTTTCTCTTTCGAGCAGAAGAAAGGGAAGCAGCAACAGCTTGTTTTTGTGGGTAACCTTCCTTCATCATTTTGCGGATGTTTTGGGCTACCGTTTTACGAGAGCTGCCTTTTTTCAGGGGCATGATTACTTCATCTCCGTGGTATATTTTTTACCACGCCAGGTAAAGGTCTTAGCACCAGACTTCCGAGCAGTACGGAAGGCATCGTTAAAGGACTTCTTATTGAAGGAGCTTTGAGTTGTCTTAGGCGCAGCGGGGCCTTGCTTTTGAGGCATGGCTTTAGCGCCATACTTCTTTTTAGCTTCCTCAAGGGTGCCCTTAGCGGTGTTGTCGGCCTTAATACCCTCATAGAAAAGAGCACCACGACCAGCTAGTTTGCTAGCACCGCCAAGCAGACGCTTAGCTCCAGACACTGCAAGTTTGCGAGCCATGCGGCCAGATGCAGCCTTAGCTCCACGACGAGCAACAGCCTTCCTTACTTCTGCCTTACCGCGAGCCTGAGCGGCGCGGACTTGCCCGGAATCACCAGGAACACGCAGCTTCTTAGCGCCCTCTTTGATACTGGGCTTGGCGGCTTTAGCCAGTTCGGACTTGCGAACAAGGGGACGACCGGAAGCAGCCTTACGCTTTTGAGCGGCCTTACGGACCAGCTTTTGCATCGTAGGCTTCTTAAGGTTGGTCATGCCGCCCCGAGCCTTTTGCTGGCTAGCAGCACGCTTAGCCCGTTGAGCTGCCAGCTTTTGACGCTGGCTGGTTAGCATTGATGGTTTCTTTTTAGGAGCCATTTATCTTAGCCCCCTTCTTAGCGAGAAGCCTTACCGAAACCAGTGCTATCAACAGCACCAGCGGTATAAACAGCAGCGTTAATCAGAGCAATCAGCTCAGCCACGGTATACGAGGCGTTGGGGGTGTTAACAGTAGTATCGCTACGATGGGTGTAGCTTTCAACAGCAGAGGGGGTATTGGTGAAGTTACCGTAAGCGGATCCACCAGCAGGATTAGTAGCCATTTTTCAAAAACAAATAAAGTGTTATTAAGTGGTAGTCCAGGAAAGGACTTTGGAAAAATTGTCAAGAGAAAAAGTGTCTTGACCGACCCACCAGCTAAGCCAGTGGGAGGAGCCTTTACTTTGATTACACGAAAGGCAAGCACATACAACGTTGTTGGTGGTGTCGTGACCTCCTTTAGCTTTTGGGTGAATGTGATCAAGAGTCAGGTTGTCGTCAGCTCCGCAATAAACACACCGGTTACCCCAGTGTTCTTTAATCGCTGCTCGCCACATTCGTTTTGCATCAGAGGAGGTCATGGCCTTAAGGTGAAAAAGGTAGGCAGAAGGGTCTTTGAGAGGCATTGGTGCCTACTGCGGTGGTTTACTTCTTCTTTTTCTTAGGAAAGCCTGCTTTCATATTGGCGTAGGCTTTCGGCGTGATGGTGGAGTTCTTTTTAGAGCGAGAAGTACCAGCCTTCTTACGCTTATTCATGTTGGCGTAAAGGCCAGGGGGTTTAGCATTACCCTTGTTCATTTTTTAGTACTCTTGCCGTTGTGACCGTTTCGTGCGCGGTTCTTAGAGCGTGACTCAAGAACCATTTTCCCCTTGCGCGTGTGGGAAAGGTCGGGGCCTCCCTTCCCAGCGATTCCACGCCGTCTACGCTCAGACCAACGCTCTTCCGAAGCCTTTTTCACGGTAGGCTTCTTGTTTAGTTTGCGTTGATACGCTGCCTTTTTACGGGCTGCTTCTGGGTTCTTGGCGTAGTACTTAGCTGATTTACGCATCAGAAAATGACCTGCTCAACGTCTTCGATTTCGATCTCAGGCAACGTAGCAAACAGCTCCGCAAGAGGCGAACCGGAAACAGGCAGACCAGTAATGTTATTTTTTGCAAGCCAATCAGCAGCCGCCTTAATATCTTGGGTGGTGGCTACGCCTGACTTGATTCGTTGGATAAGTTCAATAGTAACAAGCCCGTGAAGCTCGTTAAACATATCCTCGGATGCTCGTTGTTTAGTCATGGCTTCTCATAAGGATACGATCTAGCTTTTCATCAAGGCGATTCATGCCCGCATCAATCTTTGTAAGGGCGCGTTCAAAGTCAGCCTTAGCAACGTAGTTACTAACAATCTTAACTTCAAAGTTATCAATACGGTTGTCTATAGCATTGATGCGCTCATGGACGCGATTGATTCGGGAATGAATGCGATTGACAAAAGCAGCAATACCGGTGGCAACTGCAACTGTTGCTGAGACGACAATCTCAGTCATGGTTACGGAACCCAGATGGGCTCAGTAGCAGTCAATTCAATAGCAGCGCGATGCCACATACCATTAGCATCATCAATGTCCACCCCATAAAAAGCAGGGCGGTCGTTGGCAGGAGTACCGGGGTCTACAATAGCTGGATAAAGGCGACCCTCTCCACAAAACTCAAATTCGGTTTCGTTACCGGCGTGTTGCCAAAGAAGGCGGCGATGCTCAATACCTTGGGCGTCAGTAAAGCCCTCAGAAAAATCATCGTAAGCAAAAGCGGAAATGTCAGGAAACTCACCGCCGTGGTAAGGTTTGTGTGCCATTAGTCGTACTGATTCATCAGGTTAATTAGTTTTTGTGGGTACAGCGGATCGGTAGCATAGCCTTCTTTCTTAAGAAGATAGGCGCAATCTTCCCGCGACTCAGCACGGTTAACACCTTTATATCCTTTGTAATCCTTGTACCACTGCCGAACAAGGTGTTCTACGCAGTCGTAGGGGGTTGCAAAGTCCTTAAAGGTGGCTTTAATGGTCACTGGACCGTTTCCATAGTCCTCCCAAGTGGTCTTAAGAGTGCCAGGAGTTCCTTTGATACCAAAGAAGTTGTTCTTTCCCGACAATGCGGTGCCAAAAGCACTCTCAAGAGCCCATTGAGCGGCCACAACCTCAGGAAACTTAGCTCCAGCAACCTTAGCGGCAGCTTCAATACCATCCCAGGTGTTATTAAAGGTGGTATTTGACTCCAGGGGGGCGGGCTCTCGCCACGCTTTGACCCATTCCTGGTCCTCAGATAGGCCCTGAGGCCCCAGAAGACGTTCTAGGGCAACAAGGGCGCGGTTCTGATTAGGTAACCCCTGGTAATACTTGATTACATCACGGAGTTTAATGGTCATTGCTTTGGAAACAGTCCGTTTTCAATAAATTCTACAGCCTTATCGTCGATAGTGTTGTCCGTAGATTCGGAAAGCTTACGGAGAAGATCAATAATAAGACGCTTCACTTGGGTAGAACCCAGGAAGGTGAAAAGGATCGGGCGAATAAGTGCAATCATTTTAGTCTCCTGCAAATTTGCGGTAAGGGGTTTGAGGGTGAACGGGAAAACCGCTCCAATCAATGTCCTTGTCGGACTTGAAGTTAACGTGCCAACCATCCATAGGAGTAGGGGGAGTGATCACGTCACCAGTGTCAGGGTCGTAGACGCCATCATCGTTGTAGATAACGCCAACGTCGTCAACTGCCCAATCGTGGGTGTAGTAGGACCACTGCTCTTCACCGTCAACGACACTCAGGACACCGACAGCAGTAGCAGCTTGTTTCCACACATCTTGAGAGGGGAAACGAAGGTAAGTAGTGTTCATAGGTTTTAGAGGGTTAATGCTTGAAGCGTAGCGTCAGGGAGTCGTGTGGGGTAGTAGGTGAAGCGGGAGATGTGGCCGTTTAACAAATAATTGCCATTTTGTCCTCCAATCGATAAACTCGTAGGCGTTGGAAGATTAAGTAAATTGTCTACAAGAACCGTGCCGCCATTTAAACAGTAGGCGTAATCATTTACTCTGAAAGCATTTGCGGCTTTTGAAGTTGAAGTAAGACTTGTTGTTTGCGATACAAGAAGAACTTGATTTGTGTTGCCAGGAGGTCCATGCAGGACAGAGTAAAAAACACTATCTGTCTGCCTTCTATGTGGTGCATCAATATATCCGTCTGAGCCATTTACGCTGGCGGTAAATGCAAAATTAGAGAAACCTAGGAGCTTCGATTCTGCAAAAAAACTACCCTCACTGCTGTTATACCAACTAGAGAAGTTAGTCCCCGTCATACTTGCCACATCAGCTGCTCGTGTGACGGTTGAGCCGGATGTAGGGATGTAAGAGGTTGGGAAGGTGCCTTGTTCTAGTTGAGCACCCCAGAAGTACATTCCAGATGTTCCATCTGCTACATAAGTTACTTGTCCATAAGGATGCGATGGATTAGAAACATCAGTAGATCCCACCTGAAGACGTGCAGTTGTTTCAGTATTTGAAACATATTTTGAGACACTGAGTCTGTACCACCCGTTTGGCAATGCAGTAACAGTAGACGATGTTTGAGTTGGAGACCCAAAAGAATATTCTTTTACAAATTCTCCAGTGTCTAAATCAAAAAGTCTTGTGTAATATGTAGCAGAACTAAGGAAAGCTATATGTGCATACCTTAACTCTTTCTTTTTAACAAATACTGAAGCTGTAAGTACAGAGTTGTTGCCATTAATACTATTCGACAGTGTTGCAGCATTTCTGTCTACAAACCCACTAACAGGGATCCACAAATCAGCAGTGCTGTTACCATCTGGAGCAGTTGTAGCGTTTGCAGTCCATGCTCCAACACCACCTCCAGTATCTGTAAGTACCTCACTATTGTTAGTATTGTTCGTCCTACTCTCCTCAATCAACAACCCCAGGCTGTTCCCGTCACCGTCGTGATCAAACCGTGCCTCATTGGCAGCAGCCGTGCGGATAATGCCGCTTTCGTCGGTATACGTTGCCGTGGACCCACGGGTAAAAGTAATCCGTGAGTCCAGTTTTTTGCTGTTGGCAAAGTCCAGGTTGAGCGACGGTTCAACAGCTGGATAAAG